TTTTAATGGCACCCATCCCCTTTGAGTATATAAAAGATGGTCTGATGTCATTTTTATATATGTTCCATCTTGTAATATAAGTTCATAGACGTCTACATTTTTTCCTGTTTTTCTCACTTTCTTAAATGTCGATATGGTTCCTCTGTTACGTTTTATATCATAGCAATATACCTTTCCTGTCTTGCCTACAAGTTCTTCTATTGGAATCGGACCATCAATTGTATCTATAAGCGTATCGCCCGTTAAGCAATGATCATGCTGCTTTACCGGCTTATCATCTCCACGTTCCACTGCCTTTTCATCCCAGATATAGGAACCAAATTCTTTAATCGTTTCCTTACAATCTTTAAGAAACAATAAAACTCCCAGATTAAGAAGATTTCCAACAAAACGTATCCCATCGAGAACATCGTTCTTTGCTTTCTTAACCTTGAAGCCCCTTTTTTTAAGCTCTGCAATAAAGGAAGCTGCGGCCGGATCTACAATGATTGATTCTATTTCAATCCCACTGACGAACTCTTCCATATCATCCGCATACTCACCATCTGTTTTCTGTTCCGCTTCATCTCTTCCAGAATAGTAATATTCTTTTGTAGCAACCCACTGCCCTTTACGGTTCTTCTCCCAGAGTAAGAAAACAGTTGCATTCTGGGTACCGTAATCAACACTTACATACTTCCTACCGACATAGCTCTGCGACTCTGATATGACGTGCTTTTCTTCACTGAACATATCATAGATAATACCTTCCGCTACAGCCCAAAGGCCTAAGATATACCGTTTATAAAACACACCGGTATACATGGAGCGGTATCTCTTCTTAATCCGCTCCGATAGGCTGAGGTTATCATCCATCGTGAAATGAAGATATACTATCTTCTTTTCTTCTGCTTTATCAATCCAATCAGTTTTAAACCAATGATAAGGTCCATCCGGATTGCAGTTAAACCAGTACTTTGAACCGTCTACGGAACATCGTCCTGTTGCCTGGTTGACAAAACTTTCCGGCATCAGGGCAACTTCATCAAAAAAGACCCCTGCCAGGGTAATACCCTGAATGAGGTCTTGTGAGCGTTCATCCTTGCCACCAAAAATATAAAAATAATTTTCCTTTCCATTTCTGCGAACAATTACGAGATTGTCCGCTCTATGGTCTTCTACATAGTAACCGCGGCTTTTAAGCATCAGTTTCAGCCAAAACAAAACATTTCGCCTGAAAGAACCGATTGTTTTTCCGCACATCGCAAAGTTTTGACCGTCAAACGATTCCATCGCCCACATAGCAAATGAGAGCGACATAGAGACTGTCTTGCCCGAACGTATTGCTCCATCTGCTATGATGCCGTCCATGTCATGAACTGGAGAGTTTGGCATCCACCAGGTAAGGATTTTCTTTTGTTTACGTGAAAATGGTCTGAATTTAAAGGCTGCTTTCTTTACTCTTCTTCCCATACTGCGTATGCCTCGCCTTTCAGTGCTTCTAGGAAGCCATCATCTTCTGTTTCTTCTTCATCCACACCAGATATAATTGCCGTCTTCGCCCTGATCTGCTCAATCCTAGCCTTCTGTTCTTCTGTTGCTAATTCATAATTACTATGCAACAGTTCATCATATTGCTTTATCAAGGACCTTAATTCTCCTTGTGCCCTTGCCTGTGCTTTTAAAAATGTTGCCTGTTTATCCCATGCCTGTTGTACCTCCCATTTTTCACCTATAACATTTCCCTCTTTTTCCTCTATCTTTTCAATCGTCTTATCCTCATGGTCTTTTACATACATGATCTGCTGCGCTCTTACGATGGCTGCATAAGCAATCTGTATATTCTCCCAGAGAATATCAAGAGGATTTTTCTTCTCGATGTCCTGGATAATAGAAAAGGTCTCTTCCGGAAGATACTTCGAGAAGAAACCATGCTTTTCTGCATTTTTATTACTAGGCTGACCGCCTTTCTTTTTATCCGAACGTTCGCTATTTTTATCCGAACGTTCGTTATCCCATTTATAAGTACTTTTCCATCGCCTAACTGTTCCTTCTGGAAGACTTAGTTGACTTGCAATCTCAACTAATTTCAATCCTTTCAGGTATAGTTCTTTTGCCTGAATTATTCTTTCGTCCGGCTTTCTCGGCATCATCACCACCTCTTTATTCGTTTTGGAAATATCCCCTCCAGGAATCGAACCTGAGACATTACTCTACCACTGAGCTAAGGGGATAAGAAAAGCACCCCGAAGGGTGCTTTTCTAAATATCTTTCTTTTCTTCTAAATAATATTTATAGCTTACTAAAAACAAATTAATACAAGTTCCTAATAAAGATACTGAATATAATATAATAAATAAAAATAAATATATGACAATAAAAGTAATAATATATGTGATTTCAACATAAAATGGCTTATCTATATAAGATATTAAATAAATTGTTAACAGGATAATTATTTCACATGCATCTATTCCACCTATAAAATAAAAGCTATACAAAACATTTATAATTGCGTCCCCTTTATTGTCATCATCTATATTTTTTACTAACTTATTTGTAATTGTTCCTGTAAAGATAGCCAGTCCACTAATTGTAAATCCTAATAATCCAATTAATGCCACTCCTACACTTATTGAAACACTTCTTATTAATTCGTTAAATTCATTTCCAAACGTTCGTCCGCAAACTTGATACAATGCTATAATCGCAATAATTGATAGTATCAGTGAAAGTATAGCTTCTTTTTCTAAAAAAAATTCTTTCCATTTTTCTGAACTTTTTAACAATGAAAAATATGATGTTTCTGAAATATCAAAATATTCTTTAATTTTCTTCCTCGTCATCATCATCCTCGCTTTGCTTGCTCTTAAGCAATTTCCCCAGTTCATTTTCTGCCTTTATAGAAAAATACTCTAAATCGTCTTTTTCTTTATCTGATATGGTAGCTTTGTAAGGGGCATCTTCTTCACTTGTAACAGTACAATTTTCATTATTCTCGTCTCTGCCTTTTGCAACTAACGAAGCATATCCTTTTTTTATTGCCAATAAAATTCGATCAAAATAACTTGTTCCAATATTTAAAGCGTTTTTACTTTTCGCACTTACCTCCATTTTTGAAATAACCTTTGTTGCTCCACTTTCCCGCACTTCTTCTTCTGATGGCCCAAAAATTCTTGCGAAATCTTTACGATTAGCGTTTGGAGGTATTATAACTGCCTCAACGGAAAGTATTCTACTCATAGCATATAATTTTTCCTTCAATTCTCCAATATTATTTTCCAAGAAAATTTCAAAAGTAATGTCTTCAAAGTATTTTTCAACTAATGCTTTAAAATACTTATTAAACTGATTATACCCTAATGCATTTCTAGTAATAAAAGCAATTTCCTCGCTTTTCAAGTCGAAATAAAAAGTTGAACTTGCCGCACAATTATTAGCATTACTTGTAATTACAGTATCATTTTTCGCATCATAACTCTGTATCTCTCCTTCATAAATTTTAACTAATCGTCCACAAATGACCTTATTTTTACTATTTTTTATCAGATTGCAAAATTTATATGTAACTTCTTTTTCTTCTTCACCTCGTCTTTTTTCTCTTTCTGTATGTCTTGTATTTTCATCTATTTTCTCGAATACCTCTTTAAGAATCTTATCTTTTAATCCATCGTCATCGTATACCTTGTATATTTCAGAATTAATATTAAATTTTGAAAAATAAATTTGAGCCACTTCTTTTCTCCTCCGTGAAACATTTTCTTCTATTCTACTCCTATTCAGTTCAAAATACTATTCCCAAAAATACACAAAAAATACACCCTACATTTCTATAGGATGTATTTTAAGAAAGTTTTACGGAGAAATAACCAAGGCGGCTATGCCTTTTTATTTCATTTTACACTTTATCATACTCTGAGGGGACATTGGGGGACATTTTCAAATTTTCTTCAAAAAATCTAAAATTCCTTTTCCTGCAATTCTCTTCGGTGTAGGCCACCTTCCTTTTGGGAAATAAATCATTCATTCTGTAAGCTACCTGCATCCAAGTCAATCCTTCAATGTAATACAGGCGGAACATGATGCGAAGTTCGCTTTTTTCGATAGATTCTATGTATTCTTCTGCCTGATTCGTAATTTCGAGAAGTTCTGTTTCTTTCATTTTCAAGCGTTGCCGCCTTGATACTAATAATTGTTCTACTTTTGCGTGTTCTGGAGTAGGGAAACCCGTCACTTTAAAATGCTGTATTCCTCCCATGCCTCCTGAAACTACATCGCTCACCGCTCCTTCTTTTTCAATCTTTTCTAATCGCTCCTCCGTCATTTTTATGAGTCTCCTTAACTCTTTTGTCTCCGCTTGCATATCGCAGTACTGGATCAGGACTGACTTTTCCAACGGAATCACCTCTTTCCTGCTATCTATAAATCTTGCCTGTTTTCTTATCTCTGAGTTTAATCCGTCCAAATACTTCAAATCCTCTTTTATTTGCTTCTCTTCTCATATTCTCAACCGTCTCTCTTACGGCATTAGGAGGCTTATCCGCTGCCTTAATTGCATCGTGAGCCGTTTTGTCTTTGTAATGTTCGTGATTTCGTGTATCCATCTGATTACCTCATTTGTTAAGTATGTAAAATACAAATCCTGTATAAATTAATGCCGCTATAATTACTATTGCTTCTGTTATACTCATTCTTACTCCCCTCAAATATGCTCATGCAACTCCGGTGGTCCGAACGACTGAGGCTCCAGCTCCATCAAAGCATTATATCTCTCAACATGTTCATCCGGTGTAATCTCATCGTTCATAAGCTCCTGCTCCAGCTTGCCATATTCGATATCTATCCTCTCTTTAAATTCCTGGCGGCTTATTTGTCCTTTGATAAGCATTTGTTCTAATATTCTGTATTCGTGACTCATAATTTACTTCTTCCTCTTGTTCACCCTTTTCGTATGCTCCGCCACTCTCTTGCAGCCGGCTTTCCATCTCTGGTAAGCTTTACCTTGCTTACATGGCTGATTCATTCCCTCGCAACGGTCTCTTTCGGGACATTTCACGCATGGATTAATCATCTGTTTGCTCCTTTCATGAAATCACCTAATGTTCTATTTTTCCAAGGTGTTTCTTTTATGTCCTCTGGTTTGTACGGTTCCGGCAATGGCATCCACGCACTTGTGAAATATCCTAAAGACGCATATGTTCTGCCTGTAAATGGAGCATAAAAAGCTCCTCCCTCATCATCTACTTTCCAAGTACCTACAAGTGGATTCTGCTTCTCATTTGCAAATGATAACAATACATGTTCCCCGTTCTCGGGTGTTTTTTCTTCTAACGGTATCCATTCACAAATTTTAGGCTGCTCTTCAATCAGCTTAATTACGTTTGTGCCTACAAGTAATCTCTCTTCACATTCCTTAATGAGTCTTTTTTCGTCAATCATCTCTTTCTTCTCCTTTCTGCAGCTTTTCGCATATCTTCCCAATCCTTTCTTAAGTCTTCTGGAAATACTTCCGGATTAACTATTTCTTTTCTGGCTTCCAGCTCTGCTCTAATAAACTTTTGTTTTGTTGTTTCTGTTTTTGCCTTTTCTAAGAGATGCAATGCAGTCTCTAAATCTTTCTCGGTAAACTTAGGATCGCATAGGAAAGATGCTATATAAGGAGGCTCTGCGTCCAAATCATGAAGGCTACGCTCAATAATTTTTCTCACGTTATCCGTATAAAGTTCTAACGGAATATCTATCTTAACTTTCTTCATTGTTTCCTTTCTCCCCGACAGAAGTCGGGGAATCAATGGCATATAGCTCCGTGTTGTATCATGGAGCGGTCAACAAGTTACTGCAATGTGTATCTATCCTTAACCCCGGAGGGCGTCCAGCTTTTTCGCCTTCCTGGCAATTCGCTTTGCACTGCGTTCTGTATTTCTTCGATGCTGTCTGCTGGCATAGGGAACTGCCTGTTTTCGTGCCGGCTCTTTGTGCTTCACATCTTTATCATTCATCCGGATAGCATATTCAAGACCTGTCTCTTTTTTTAATGCGTCTATCATCTCCAGCCAGGTAACATAATCCTCCATCAGGCACTCTGTCTTAAAATCAAACCGTTTACGGAAACGCTCTATCCTGGCTGCTCCGAATCCAAATTCATCATGTAATGTCATTGCTGTTAAGATATTTACAGTATCCAGTGTCTGATTCTTTATGTTCTCTACCGCCTTATCTACAGCAGAGCGGCTGACTCCAATCGGAATCCCGGTAATGCCTCTCATACGAAGTTCTTCTTCTAGTCCTTCGATTCCTTTTTTCTTTGCAACTTCTAGTGCATAAGACATACCTTCCTGTCTTGCACGTTCCAATTTATCTATCCTTGCCACTTTAATTGCCTCCCGTAAGTTTTTTCTCTATCGCTGCATAATCATAATCTCTGCCCTCGAAATTATGAAAATTGTTGTTGCCTGGTTTATTAGCTTTCCCGGAGCTCCTGCCTGATGAGCTGCTTTTCTTCTTCGTCAAAGGATAAAATCCCTTCCAGCCTCTGATAAATGCTGTCTTACAGATTAGGATTCTTTCCTGTTCATCCTTCCCCAAGGAAGAAAGTTCCTGCCTCAGTGCTTCTATCTGTTCTTTCATCAACGGGGTACGCTGCTGCTGATTTCTCATCAAGATATATTTTTCAAAGGCATCGTTAAGTTCCGGATTGCTATAATATATATAAGTATTATTTTCTTTTATTTTATTTTGTTGAATATCTGCATCATTTATCGTCTTTTCTGTTGCAGAAATCGTTGTTTCTGTTGCAGAAATAGGATTTTGGGGTGCATTTAATAAAGGTTGACCGTTTTTATCAATCAACCGATATTTATCTTTATTGACTTTGTTCCTAACAGTCACTGAATCGTAGCGTCGCTGAATTCCAGCAGAGGTGATAATATTTTGATTAAGGAGGGTTTTATCAAACAGCCCTATATCCGCACAATAATAAATCACTTGCAACACAAAGTCTTTTTTCTTTACCCAGCGGTTCCCGATGGTTTTGATTATTTTTACCGCTAACTGCTCCATACTGGGAACCTCTAAGTAATATCCCTCATGATAAATCATGCATAGCAGCACATCATAGATGGTCTGCCCTAATGGACCATACTCATTCATCAGGTCCATGATTTTAAAATCATCATAATAATCAACATCTTTAGAAAAGTAACTAAGCCCTGTCTTGGCTTTGCGGCCCATTAAGCCACCACCTTCCTTATATGCTGTTTATAGTGACCTCCACTCTTGGAGAGTCTGAATAAAATTTCTCCATGGATAACGAAACAATCTGCGTATCATCATGATAAGCAACCTTATTTAACGCATCCAGGATACTCTTAATAACATTATCTAAATCCGGTTTCTTCGTTGGCCGGATAAGACCGGCAAGCATCTGCTGCCGCTTTTTCTTACTGGTGCTCTTTGTTATCGGGTAATATGCAACAATCGTAGCCCGAAGTTCCTCATCCGCATCAAAAGGATTTACTCCAGTCTGGTAATAGCAGGTCTTTATCAGATTCTCATAAAGTACCGTTCCATCTGGAGTATAAGAAAATGTACGACCATCCTTTGTTCGGACAGTCCAGGCCCTGGCCTTTCCTTTCGGAGGGCCGGGCACTGTAAAACTGACACTACTCATTGCTCACACTTTCGTTTTCTGATGTTTCATCAGAAAGCACTTCGCTATACTCTGCATCTACCATCTCTACTTCCTGCTCGTTTACAACCTCCGACATATCGACAGATAACTCTGATTTGATGCTTTCATCCGAAGTAATCGCTCTGGCAAAGTCAGCTTTCACTGGAGCATATTTAAGAACTTTCTTAATTACTGTCTTCTTTGCCATTTCCTCATAATTTTTCTTCCAAGGAGAATAGCCGCCAGAAAAAGACTGACTATACTTTCTTGCGTGCTGATCGATATCTTCTTTGCTCATCACTTCGAAGCCAAAACCACCGTTTTTAGACTTCCAGAAGGCGTATACAAGGAGAAGCTCCCCTCTATCTCTCGTAGCTGGTTTATGTACAAGCTTCGGATTTAATCCAAGTTCATATTCAAACTCATCATTCCCATAAACACAATGAGCCTGTACCGTCTGGATATCCTCATTTCTGTATACCATATCAATCATTCCGCGGTACCCAATCTGGAACTGACATTCTAATCTTCCTTTATTCTTAAACGGAATCAAATAGGCCTGTCCAAGTGGGGTGTTTGGTTCTAATCCAAGCTGTGCTGCGTTCATTAGTGCAGATAAAAATGTAATCTGACTACACTCTGCAAGTTTCGGAGTTGTATTAACTGCCGAAAGAGCCATTCTTGTAAATCTTTCTGGTGTGATTACTTTCGGAAGGGCTTTTTCAATTTCTGGCTTCAATACATTAATCATATCCGCAATGTTCATGCCCTTTGTAAGCTTTGTTTTCTGGTTATTCTTTTCGACTAACTGTTCTTTTACTCCCATGTTAAATCCTCCTTATGCAATGCCTTTTACAGTGAAGCGTCTGCTTTTTCCTACATTAATACAGTCTTTATAAACTTCTGGATACTCTGACTTCAATTTCTTTGTATCAACTCGCTTACTCTCTACTGTTTTCCACTTCACTTCATATGAGTTACTATATGCCGTTTCTGCTTCTTGCATATATTGTTTAACTTCCTGCTCAATCTGTTTCTTCTCTGCTCCGAGTTTCTTTTCTAATACGGTGATTTCTTCTCTTCTTTTCAAAGCTTCATCATATGTAGTAATATCAACAGATTGCTCTGGATCACTGTCTGCATATCTGGAATTGATATAAGAATCTACAGAAGAAGAACCATCTGGCGCCGGCATAACATTTGCAATTACGTTATTCTGCCAGAAATCTTTTTCTAGCTCTTCAATCGTGGCAATCAGTTCCTCATCTCGCTCGATGCGATGCCAGATAAACTCCTTGCCAAGAATTACACAGGCAATATACCAAGCATCTGCTCCGGTTACTGCCATATAGTGATTACATTGCACTTCATATTCTGGCGGGATAGAACCGTCTGCCCATTTATCTGCAGAAAAAGCCGATGCTGTTTTACATTCAAGTCCTGCATTTTCCCCAACGACCAGGCGGTCTACATTGGCAAGCATAAAAGGAAGTTCGGAATGAGAAAATATCGCATTTGCCCGTCTTACTTTCTTTCCGGTTTCCTCACAAAATCTTTCTGCTACATACTGCTCCAGATCTCGTCCCTGTCTCATTGCTTCGTTATCAAACTCTGATGTCTGTTCTGCAGTCTTGTCTAAAAATACGGATACAGCACTTCTATATTTATTTACCCCACAGATAGCTCCGGCATCGGAACCACCGATGCCTTTCTTTCGATAACGCAGCCATTCTTCATGTGGCATTTCTAAAGTACTTACTACTTTATTTAACTTCATATTGCTTACCATCCTTTCTATACTTTCTCCAGAAAACTAAAACGCTGCATTAACATCTGCATCTTTTCTTCCAATTCTCCAACACCCTCTAAATTTTCTATGCGCCCCCCTGCCGGTTGCGCCAAAATAACATCGCCTAAAACTGGTATACCAGTTTTGACATAACCGTACAAAAAGGAGGCTACTGCATTTGCGCTTGGACAAAAACCATTTACATCTTTAGGTTTGTAACCGTTTTTATCCAACATCATAAGAACGGGGCACTTAAAAAAATCATACAACTCATTTGTTGTAACTACTTCTACAGGACCGCCCATGGCATCCATGATCGCTCTATTGTTGCTAAAATCCACATCCACGATAGAAATCTTATTATCTGCGGTTATCTTAATTGTCTTCATTTCGACACCTCGTTCTTCTTTAAATCTTTTGCAATCCACCACTCCAGTGCAGCTTTCCGCTCTAAGAGGCGGGGTGATGTAGGCTGTAGTTCAAGAGCAGATTCCGTCTGGTTGTACTTGTGTAATACAAAATTAATTATCATGTTTCTCACCTGCCAGTTTTTCAAGATACAAAATGCATTCATTATATGTAGCTTTCTGCTCCTCTGGTGCGTTATTATGCATATAAAATTGCTTATCCCATTCTTTTTCCTCAGAGATTTCGCCTTCCATAGCAATTACTTCTGTCGAGTAGTTACTATGTCTAAAAATAACATGGTTTCCTGCCTGCTGTGCTGCATATACTTTTTCAAGCAAAAGCTTAATCTCTTCCAATCCTAAAAACTTGTTTTCTTCTGTAATCATAATTTTCTCCTTCCATTTTTCTGGTTTTGTGTTATAATTTAATTGGTATTTTTTCTATGCACCCAATGGAGCTGCCGCTCCAGGGTGCTTTTTTTCTTCTAGTGCCGGAGTTACATTCTTAACATTACAAACCCCGTTTTCTCCGGCAAATTGGTGTGCTAATTGCTTCCTTAAATGATACATGAAGTAATTTTCTTGATAGTCTTCTTTGTCTCTTCCTTCCCAATCAATCCAGCTTTTGCCGTTAGCTGTATATCCTCGCATGGTTATCACCCCCCTTAAATCTTATTTGGGACTGTTTGTCTATGTTTCCTTGACTTTTCACTAATTCTCCAATACTCTTTCTATACAGGCACTGCCATGCCGAGTACGAAAGAAAGGAGCTATGCTATGTCCTCTTATTACACGATCATAGGTAAATCTGTAAAATGCCCTCAGTATAACCGTAATGTTGTTTTGAGTGCAAAATACCGGTTTACAGATAATCCAGAAAATGAATATGAAGTCAAATTTTCATATGCCACTTGTCCTATTGTCGAAAATTCTAAGCTTCACAAAGATGAACAATGCGAGGATTATAAATATCTGAATTGCTTTAATCCGCATTGCCAGCATCTTGATGATTTCCCGCAAATCTGGGATTCTCGTAAGCATCTTTGATTTCACATTTTCTTTGTTCCAAACAAAACTCAAAGTCGTTAGCTTTTTCAAGGCTTTGACTAATCTGATAAACTGCAGCGTCTACTGTTTCCGAAGATGGTGCAGTTTTTTTCAATTCTTTTTTCAAAATATCGAAATGTAGTGCTGCGTTTTTAATTTCTTTTTCCAAATCCTGAATATTCAAGATTCGTTCTGATACATAAATCAGTTTTCCCCCTCCTATCCTGCTTTTTCAGCTCTATCCATATCTGCCAGCTCCTTATCTCTTAATGCCGACATATAAACAAGAACTATATTTTTATCGCCTTCTGTCAGTGCCTCGAATAAATTTGCAATACGTTCTCCGTCACTTATCATTTTTTGTAATGTTTCTGGCATTTTGTTTTCCTCCTTTCTTATGTACTTTGTACATCCTTAATATATCACTATGTACATTTATTGTCAAGAGTGTTTTTGTACAATGTACATATTTTTATTGATTTTTGCATTTCGATGGTGTACAATGTTTTTCAGGAGGTGAAGATATGAATGAGCGTTTGAAACTTTTAAGGAAGGAATTGCATTTAGGGAGTCAGAAAGATTTTGCCGATACACTAGGGGTTTCTGTTTCTAACATCGCAAGCTATGAGTCAGGCAGACGCAACCCATCTGATTCATTTATTAAATTGCTTTGCAGTAACTATAATGTACGAGAAGAATGGCTTCGAGAAGGCACTGGCGATATGTTTGAAAGTATTAATTTAGACTTCGGAAAGATTTGTTCGAAAATAGGAACACATGACCCAAAGGCCAGAGCGGCAATTATGAAATATTACGAACTATCACCAGAGGACAAAGAACTTTTCTGGAAATTCGCAGAGCGATTTATGAAATAAAGAAGCAGGGGCTTAATTCCCCTGCTTCTTTTCTTCTTCGTAAAGTCCTTCTGCCATGCCTCGTAGCATACTAACGTGACCCATGACTTTCATATCATCTAATATATTTCTGATTATTTCTTTATCCCCTTCTATCTGCGTTCTATACTGCATTTCATTTTCTTTCTTTTTCATATGTACACGCCCCTTTCTTTCCAGAAAATATGTTCGATTTCTTTCATTATATAACCCGAACATATTTTCGTCAACTTATTTCCTAAATTGTATCATATTTCGCACCGCAAAAACCGTCCTGTCCACAAACGTGGACACTTTTTTCATTTGTATTCTGATTCGTATAAATCTTCTATTCTTACATGCAAATGTTCCGCCAACTTCTCCATTGTGTCCATCCTGGGGATTCTTTTACCTGTGGCGATATTGTGCAGTGTAGATTTGCTGATGCCGGTTAAAATTTCTAACTGTCTATACGATAATCCTTTTCTTTTCATTTGCTCCGCTAAAAGTATTTTCATCTCGTCTCCTATTGGCATTTTTAGCTTTTAACTTAGGATTATCTTATTTACGATAAAAATACGATGTTTCTTTGCAAAATAAAATTACAGGTCTATCTATATTATGATAGATTGCGTAATAAATAATTTTATTAATCCTCCTTTCAGTTCCAGTGTACTAAATTTAAAATCAAAAGAATTTTTGTAAGAAAGCTTCAAAACGTATCCTTTCCACCACCCGTTCCCCTTTTTGCTTATAAAAAAGTGATTTCTTTCAGATGTGCTATACTGAAATTTTTTCTTAAAAATGTTCCTATAAATTAATGCAGTCTTCTTTTCTTGAAAGACCCCTTTTGATTTAAAAAATATATTTTCATCATTTCACAAAGACGGTCAATACTTATATACATTTCACAATTTTTAGTGTATAATTGCACTTATAACTATTTAAATTTTTATTCATATGAGGAAAAGGAGAAAAAACTTATGAAAAAGAAATTATTAGCTCTTAGTTTAATTGCAGTAATGTCATTGTCATTTACTGCCTGTGGTGGCGGAAATACAAATTCTTCATCCAAGGCGGATACTAAGGCAGAGACCGAGGCTACTACTGCTGCTGCAGAAGCTGCTACCGAGGCAACAAATGAAAATGAACCAAAAGTCGAAAAATCTGATGGGATTACAAAAGAAATTTACTACACAAATAAAGAGCTGGATATCAAGGGAACTACCGGCACAATCAACTATACTATCGACCAGATACAAGTATCGAATGTGACTTTTGACAATGATGATATTGCAAGTGCCGCAGAGATGAAAAAAGGCGATAAAGGCGCTTTAGTCGCTATACATATGACTGTTGAAAATACTTCTGATGATACTACATATTTTTATGCAGATCAGGCAAACATGGTAACTGATACAAAAGAAAAAACTACTCCTAACGTATGGTTTAGTGACAGTATGGATGGCGAATATAACGGAAAAATCAAAAATGAGGGTACATTAATGTACTTCTTCAAAAACTCTGATGCAAAAGATATTAAGTCAGTAAAATATACTGCCGATGCTCCATCAAACGAAAACTTTGAGCCGAATGGAAATGAAGTCGTAGAAGAAATTTCTTTACAATAAAAATTAACAATTATTATCTCTTTACATAAGAGCAGCTCATCCGCTGCTCTTTTCTTTTTTATAGTCAGCTTTCTGACTAAATACGCATTTTTCAGTATACTGACTAAAAAAATCTCACATTGAGGTTTCCAGAAACCTCCCCTCTTATAGGATATGACACGGTTTATAATGCAAATGCCTTCGGATTTCGCTAAAAAATATGCATTTTTGTGCAAAAAACCTATCTCAAGACTGGTTTTCCCTATCCTGAAACCTTCTGAGGTACCTTTTAGCTCACTTTGCATTTTTATATTGCACATACGTTCTATCTATCGTATAATCATTTTGTAAATAAAAAAATCCGGTACTGGCAATACCGGATTCGTAACTTATCAACCAGGATGATTGATATATAAACACAAACAAATTATATCATGCATCCTGTTGTTTGTATAGGGTGTATTTTTTATACCCTTTTTTCAAAAGAAAGGTGGATGTTTATGAAAAGAAAAATCAGATGTGCAATCTATGACCGTGTATCTCATGAGCTGCAAGTAGAAAAGGGGCTTTCCCTCGATACGCAAAAAGAAATGCTCACTTCTTACGCAAAAGAGCAAGGGTATGAAATCGTTGATTACTATCAAGATGAGGGTATCTCTGCGAGAAAGACAATGAAGAATCGTAAAGAATTATTACGTCTTTTAGAAGATGTTAAGGCAGATAAGATAGATATTATCCTTGTGACAAAATTAGATCGTTGGTTTCGCTCCGTGAAAGATTATCATAACACACAAGCCATTCTCGATGCTCATCATTGTGCCTGGAAGACAATACTTGAAGATTATGATACTACCACGAGTGATGGGCAGTTGAAAATCAATATCATGCTTGCTGTTGCACAGAATGAAGCTGACAGAACTTCTGAGCGTATCAAAGTAGTCTTTTCACATAAAATCCGTAACAAGGAACATCTCAACGGACCTGTTCCGTGGGGGTATATGGTCGACGAAAAGAAACATCTTGTAAAAGACCCAGAGATTGCTCCTATCGTAGAAGATATGTTTAATCACTATTTTACTACTTTTAGTAAGAGAGAGACTATTATGTATATTAGAAGTAAGTATCCAGGAAAGACCCCAGAGGGAAATTCTTTAGCTAAAATATTTTCTAATGCTACATATGCAGGAATACGTTTTGGCATAGAGAATTACTGCGATGCTTATCTCACTTGGGAGCAGCATAAAAAGATTGTTGAATCAACAACAGCTAAGGTCTATCCCGCCACTCATCCGCAGCAGACTTATATCTTCTCCGGAATGCTTCGTTGTCCTCACTGTGGAAAAATGTTATCTGGATATGTGCGTAAAGCTAAAAAAGCAGGACGTACTTATGAGTATCCGGCTTACAGATGTAATAAACGCTATAACAAGCATAGCGCCCCAGTCAAGACTGAAAAAATCGTTGAGCAGTATGTTCTTGAGTTTTTTGAGGAAGAATTAAACAGAAGCATTTACGACTTAGAACTTAAAGAAGGATTGAGCAAAGGCGAGAAGACCGCGAACGTATCCGTATTGCAAGACGAGCTTAACAGGATTAATATTATGTTTGAAAAAGGAAGAATCTCGTTAGATTATTACGATAAACGCTATGAAGAGATAGAAACGCAAATCAAAGAAGCAACCGTTTCTCATTCAAAAGAATTAAGAGCTAGAAAAGAGATTCGAGACGGTTTAGATGGAAACTGGAAGGAATTATACCTTCAACTCGATGCATCCCACAAGAGAGCATTTTGGAAAAACATTATAAAAGAAATCTTAATTGACCCTGAGACTCACAAGCTGAATGGCATAATATTTTTTTAGTTTGTTGGTGTATCAAACATACTAACTCAACCGTGTAATCAGCCTCTCCCGAGACAAATGCTCCTGACGTATTGGCAAAATCAATGTTTTGTACAAGGTTAATGTCTTTTTGTGGATTCATTCCATGTTTCTTTAAAACGTATTCAAATACCATTTCTGGCATACCACCTGGTCTTCCACCAATGACTTTTTTCCCCTTTAAGTCTTCCCATTTAAAACTATCCTCTTTTTTACGGCTCACAACAAAGTTACCGGCCCGCTGTGTTAATTGGGCAAAGTTTATCAGATAGTCTGCATTGCCCTGGTTAAACTGATAGATTGTCGCTTCTGGCCCCATAAATGCAATATCTGCATCTCCGCTTATTACGGCCGTTGCCGTCTTATCTGCACCAAACCCGGTAGTAAGCTCCAGTTTAATTCCTTCTTTTTCAAAATATCCTTTTTCAATCGCTACATACTGCGGGGCATAAAAAATAGAATGTGCTACCTCATTTAAACGTACTTTTTTCAAATGATGACGGCTTCCCTCACAGCCTGCCAGACAGCAAATACCAAACAGCATGACAAAACATGGCATCATTAATATTATGAGATATCTTCGCATGGCTAATACTCCTGTTTTATTCTACAACAGTATATTCGATGAAAAACAAAATGTGAAAATTCTGATTTGTGAGGCTGCGGAGCAGACGAACTCCTGAAGATAAAGCATATTTGTGACTTTAGTCGCGGCGGTTTGAATGTTCACTTACAGCGTTCACATCCAAACCTTGCTCCGAGGCCACAAATATGCTTTATTTATCTTCAGGAGTTCTGCTTGTTGACAGCTCAGAAAATCAGTTGGAGAGATTTGGGGAAGAGGACAGGAGATGTAGAAGTTCTGGGAAATGAAATTCTATAGGATTGACACTTGAATCAGTGCCATAATCGTATAGTTATTTATGGTCACTATTTTTTTCTATTAACTAGAGCGTGTTTATGAATTTATTTTTTGAAAAAAACAAAGTAATTTGTGCTAAAAATACTAAAGAAAGCAAAAAAGTTATAAGGCGAATGGATAAAGTCCAGAAATCTTCCAAAGATAGTTATAATACCAAATAATTTAAAATGATAAGATAAGTGTCAGTCCTCCAGCATTTCAATTCCTCAAAAGGTCACAACTGTCTGAAGCCTCCCTCAAATCTTTCTCAAAATAAATCCTGAATTTGCATGGGCAGCCAACAAACAGTTTCCAAAGAGAGCCGATACCCTATATTTGTGGCCTCGGAGCAAAGGTTGGATGCAAGCGGTTAAGCGAACATTCAACCTGCAGCGACTAAAGTCACAAATATA